ATAGCGGTATTTAAAGTAGTAACTCCTGTTGAAATTGCCGTCAGGCTAGATTGACTTCTATTAGCTGTAGTAGCTAACACATCCGCAAAAGCACTTAAATCTTTAATTGCAGTAGCAGCAAAACCGCCTATCAGTTGTGATGCTTTACCAAAAACAAGAGCTAGTATCCCACCAAAAACAACTAAAGCGTTACCAATGTCCTTTTCAAAAAAGTCTAACACAGACGAAACAGGGCCAGCTATTACTTGACCAAACTTAGTTGCTAAATTAGTAATTGTGGTAATAAATCTTTCAATAGATTTTTGAGAACTTTCGGATGCGATGTCTATTGCTTCAAATTTTGCTTCGCCTTCTTCGATAATAGCGTTAACAAATGCCTGACGTCTTTCAAAATCAGTTAGTGAATTAACCGCAACTCCCAGTCTATTCGCATATTTTTGAACAGCGGGCTCAATTCTAACAAAGATGCCAAGCTCATCCAAAAGTTCTGGTTCTAGTTTTGCAGCTCCACGAGTCACTCTTGTGAATGCATCAGACAGAGATCGTCCTAAAGCTCTTGAAGCTTTAGCACTAATTACAGTAAGTCGTTCAATTTGCTCTGTACTAAATCCTGCAGATAACGCAATATTAGCTTGTTGTGCTGATTCAGCTAAAGTTAATTGTCCTTGTGTAATCTCTTGGATACTGGTTAAAATTCTTTGTCCACTTTGGCCGACAGCTAAAGCTAAAGCTTGGGTGCCTTTAACAATCGTCTCTGCTTGTGCAGCTCTTTGAAGAGCAGCAAAGGCTTGTTGTAGTGCAAAAACGTTAGCAGCAGCACCCGCATAGGCACCAACTAAACCACCTAAGCCTTTAGCTTGGGCAGAAACTTGTCTACTTGCGGAAACTCCAGCAGAGGTTTGACGGGTTACTGCCTTAGTAACTTGTTCAGTATCTTTAGCAACTTTACCAGCGCCTTGAGTTGTAAATTGTGTTCTTACTTCATTAATAGTAGTTGCCAACTATCTTCCTCTCTTAGCCTTTGATAAAGACTCTTGCTGCTTAGCTTTTTGAGCATAATATTTTCCAGCTTCTGCTTCGGCTACTTTAAGTAATTCAAATACTGCTCGTCGATCATCAATTTCATAAATTTCCATAATCGACATTAATCCGCTATAATCTTTTCCCATCCAAGTACCAGACATACCCTCCCAGTTATCTGGGAGAGCGTTGAAAAGAATTAACGCCTGTTGAACATTAAGAGAAAGTTGGGATGGGTCTTTAGGCATTTGCTCTTCATCAGGTTCCCACCCCATCTGTTCACACATTTCTAAATATTGATCTAAGTTCATACCTCCTGCAAAATAAGCGTTGCGAAGGTATTCAGTTAGTTTTTTACGTCTTCCTCTTGTTTCTTCTTTGAAAATTGCTCAAAATCATTCATACAATCTGTGATGAATTGATCAAAAATAGTGGAATTTTTAAGAAGATCCAACGCATCATCTTCAGTATAATCAACATTTTCATCACCGTCCAGTGAAGAAATGTCAACAGGAAGAAGGACGGGCAAATGTTTTACTTTAAGTCCTCTCCAGCCTTTGATAGCACGTTCTGCATAGGCTTCTAAGAACTTATCATTATCCACATCTTCTTCACGTTGTCGAGTGCGTTTGTTGAATTTGTAAGTAAGTGCCCGATTACGAATCTTCATTAGATCATCACGGGTAAGATAGACTAGATGGATTTCAAAGCCATCAATTTCTGGAAACTCGACCCAAGTCTCTGTTTCCTTTGCAATTAGATTTCCGATTTTACTCATATAATTTTCCCCTCATAAGGTGAGTGCCCACCAGTTAATTTGCTTTTCATTAGGTGAGGGGAACCTATAAATTGCAAGCTGGTGGGCACTCTCTGTAAAAATGTTAATTCCCCTCAGAATTTATTTATTAAGCTACAGATTTAGTAGCAAAAATCTTAACTTCTCCGCCGTCGCCCTTAGTAGCTGTAGGCTCTTGTGCTACGAAGTTAACACTCATTGAAATAACATCATCTGTTGCAAGTTGTGGGAACTCAAACTGACAAGCATCAAGTTGGAAAGCAACTTGTGGGTCACCAGTAGAAGCACCGCCAATGATAAGGTTTGCATTAGATGTTTGTGCAGAAGAAGTTCTGCTGTCATCAGAAATATTACGTAGGAACTGGGCGCTTTCAGTGTCGCCAGCACGTAGATACATAGTAGCAGAACCAGTAACGGCACGAGTGCCAGTAAACTGACCAATAGGCGCATTAAGGGCTGAAAGTTCTTCTGGTGTTAGATAGGTAATATTGTTGTTGTAGTCAAAGCTTAGTGCAGTAACTGGGAATACATACTTAACGTCTGAACCAGCTGCGCTCGGCTTATGATGGAACTCAATTTGGCTAAGACGATTCTTAATGAATGAGTTAGTGCCTGTTGAGGCTGCAACGTTAGCTGTATCGAATGGATGATAAGAATGAGCAACACCCATTACAAGGTTAGAGTTAGCAGTAACAGAGTTTCCGTCATTAAGAATACCACCAAAAGCAGCAATAGCATTGTTACGAACATCGCCTGTAAGCTCTTTTAGTGTTGTACCAAAACCAGCCCAAGTAGTTGTTGCAATTTCTTCAATACCAGCATCTACAGTAGCTTGATTAACTGTTGCATTTGATACCTGATAAACAACGTTATCTAGTTTGAAGTATAAATGATTTTCTACTGCGGTAGAAAAGTTAGAACGAGAACTATGAGAGCCTGTTGCAGCAGCAACATTAGTAGTTACTAGTTTACCGCCAGTAGACCAAACAGACTGATAATCTGTACCATCAGAAGCAGCGGTATTAGAAACTAGAGATTGCCACAAGAACCAGTCAGCAACCGGCATTACGTTACCGCTTTGGTTAGTTTTTGCGTCTGAACCATCAGCGGCGGCACCGGTTTCTACACCAGTAGGACGCATATAAACTTGGAAGTTCCAGTCAACAGGATTAATAGCGGTATTAAAACGTTGCTGAGATCTATCTGGAGTAGTGCCAGATTCAAGAGAGGTAATGTCCTGAGTAGCAGAAGATGAAGTAACAGCAAAACCAGCAAGAACCTCAAGCTTCCAAGTATTGGAAGGGGTTATGTTTGCTGCGGCAGCGCCGTTAATAATATCAACTGTTGAAAAGAACACCTCAGAGTTTCTCTGTAGATTAAGAGATGCCATAATTATTTCTCCTTATTGTAAAGTATAAAATATTTCTAATTCAATTTCGCCGAGACCATAAGGAGTAACTAACCCTTCATCTGTAGATATGTTTGATATAGTTATATCTAAAATACCTCTGTTAGAGTTATCTCCCAGGCTGTAAATAACATGTTCAACATCCTGTAGGAGGTTATCTACCTGGCTCTGTGCGTCATCTTCTCCGTAAATATATATTCTTATGGTAGCGTCTAAAGTTGCAGTTGTCAAATTTTGAGAATTAAAATCTCTATTTTCGGTTCCCGCTGATACATAAATGCTGGGAAAATCATTTACCTCATCTAAAAATTTCAATTTACGAAAAACATTGTTAAACACGTTAGTGTTATAGGTATAAGAGGCATCAAAACCTGACACCGCTCCATCAATTTCTTTTAGTTGAGTAACTATAAATTCTATAATTTCTTTTCTACGTGATGCCATCTTATGCTCTTAAAATATTAAATTGCCTACCATATAATTGTTGAGTTACTTCTCTAATAGAAGACTCAATTAAATCACTAGGAGATCTGGTAGGCTCATGAACTTGGTATACGGGATCATAAAAAAATCTAATTACACTTGTTTTATAATTTAAAAGAGCTATCTGTACACTACGAGCAAAACGACCAGACCGATAAGTTAAAACATCATCAGAAAGAGGGGGACCTCTTCGCGGACCTTTTGGCATCCTCTGCACTACAGCTCTTTGTACTAAAGCAGTCATTTGCACTTTTGATATAAATCTTCCAGGTCTTTTCTCGTTACCACTTTGTCCGATATCTATATTTACATTTTGCGTTATTGTTCCTGGGTTTCTACTCTTTATAATTGTTTTATATACTAAAGGTGTATTGCTACCTTTTGCAAACTCTTCTGCTAACGAAATAACAGATTCAAGATAATCAGTAGAAGATAATTTACCTGCGGCATTAAACTCTTTAAGCGCATAAGTAATAAATCTTCCTGAAAAATTCTTACCTAAAGAAGCATGAAACTTTTCTGTTACATTTTTTGCTTTTTCACTAAAAATTTTCATAGACGCATCACTTAATTTAACGTCTATTTGTATACTAACACGACCAGATTTAGAATCTCTACTTTGTCTAGCAGAAAGTGTTGCAAATTTTTTAAAATTACCACTTATGTTCATAGCCCTTGCAGCACCCGGCAACACCTTAATAACAGGCTTACCTCCGTGTTCTGCGTCTAAATAGTCTATTAATGCAAAGTTTTCAAACTTTTGTTCACACTGTTTGATTAAGGATTCTTTTAAAGATTGGTCAGTATTAATCCACTTATGAAGAGTAGAAGAAGGTATTTGATTTATCTGAGTATCTGTAAAAGTCTCTACTTCTTTTCCTTTTCTTATAACCTTGTCTCTATCACCTACACCAAAAAAAGATTGAAAAGAAGATTCTAAATCGCTATTTCGGGTAAGCTGTCTTCCAGTAACAGTTGTTCCAAAATCTTTTGTAGTTTTTTGTTTTAGTTCTAGAAATACTTCAGCACCTCCGGCTATACTTGTTCTTTCTAGTTCTACCCCTAAAACTTTTAAAAAACTTGCAGAACTTCCTTGCATATCAGGAGCAGCACTATTTTTTTCAAACGCAGCAGAACCTGTAGGAGCTTTGAAAGGGCCTCTAGTAGAAATAAAATCAGACATTAGTCTAAGAGCCGCTGATCTGGCTTTTTTATTTCCCC